GATGCACTAACTATGGCTGCACTATATCTAAAGGAAAGCTGGCGTATAGAACACGAAGAAGATGCAGATTGGGAAGATGACGAAAACCCTCGTAAACAAAAGAGAGTTGCATACTGGAGAGTTTAGTGATATAGTACATAATTAATAATATTACTTGTGAAGAAGGCAATATAGAAATATGGCAGATGTTGTTGATCCAGCAAGTCCAGAAGGTATGCTACGTAGTTACTACGGTGGTGATGCTACTGGTCTGTCTTCTGTAAAAGATAAACCTGAAGATGATAGAAGTATACTAGAACAAGTACGTAATTATCTTACTACAGGCATTAATGAAGATGCTCGTTATGCTTTAGGTCCGAATGCTGCTCCTGCTGTTACTGGTTTAGGTTCTTTACTAGGTGAGATTCTTGGACCGGGTGCAGATGTTAGAGATGCTGTTACAGCTTCAGAAGAAACAACACAAGCTGTAAAAGAGGGAGATATTCTTGGTGCTGGTGTAGGTGGTCTTAATACACTAGCTTCTTTAGCTATGATGGCTTTACCGGGAAGTGTAGGTGGTGCTAAAAAAATAACTGAAGAAGTATCTGAAAATATATATAAAAAACCTGTATATCACTCAACCAGAAAAGCTGAAGAAATTAAAGATGCAGATAAGATTTATTTTGTAAGTAAAAATAACGATGCAGATATTGGTTTTCATGTAGCTACTAGTCCGTTATCCGCCAATCAACGTATTATACTTAATAACTCCAGACAAGATGAATTAAGAAATATTGCTGAATACGAAAAAAGGGATCCCGGCGTTGCAAAAGCTCTTAAAGGTTCATTAGATGAGAGATATGAAAATCAATCTAATCTTCTGTTAAAATTAAAAGATAATATTAATCCAGCACGTGTTCCTGATGTGTCTAATTTTAAAAATCCTCTTAACTGGGCAGAAACTATAGCTGTATCTAAAAAAGATTTTCCAGATAACTTTAATCTTACACAAACTATAGCACCTTCTTATGGTGTTGATCCTTTAATTATAAATTATAAAGGAGATGAACTTATAGTAAGTCCAAAGTATTTACAAGATATCATGGATAATGAAGGTAAGATAAATAAAGAATATATGGAAGATTTAGTAAAATTAGTCTATAAGGGTAAAGATAAAGTTTTAAGTAAGAAAGATAAGTTTGATCCACAATCTTCTGTTCAAGATAGACGAGAGTGGTTTGAAAAGTTAAAAAAAGTAAATAAAAAACATGGATATGACTCTTTTATTTATAAAAATGAATATGAAGGTTTTGATTCACGCGGTGCTAGATTTGATCCTAAAACAGGTGAAACAGACATAATTAAAAATAAACCAGAAAAACCAGAAGATAGTTTAATGCTTATGTATCCTAATCAAGTTAAATATGCAACTGCAGCAGAGTTTAATCCTAATAAAGAACAACTAAGTAAAAATCAAGGCGGTTCTGTAGTAGAACGTAACCCATACGCTAATTATCAACCAAAGGCAATATAGAAACATGGCAACAGAACGTAATCCCTTCGATCAAATTCAAATGGGTGAACTATCTATTGAAATTGAATCATCTACAGGTGTAGACGAAGACGGCAATGAAGCATTCATGGAGGTTGATCCTGAAGATGGTGGTATCGTTGTAGAGTTTAAACCACCAGAAGACGAACGATCCAAAGTGCAGCAGAAGGAAGAACCAGAAGAGTTCTATCGTAATCTTGCAGATGACATGGATGAAGAGCTTCTTGAAGATATTGCCTATAAAGTTATTGAGAACTTTGAGGCTGACAAAGACTCTCGTGCTGAATGGGAAAGTATGTTTGAAAGAGGCTTTGACTTACTAGGTCTAAAGCTGGAAGAAGCATCAGAACCTTTTGAAGGAGCATGTACAGCAGTACATCCAATCCTTATTGAGTCAGCCGTTAAGTTTCAATCTAAAGCAACACAAGAATTATTTCCTCCTGCCGGTCCTGTTAAATCTCAGATTATTGGTGATGTAACAGAAGACAAGAGTGAACAAGCTAATCGTGTTAAAGCATTTATGAACTATCAGATCACAGATCAGATGGGTGAATACTTTGACGAATTTGAACGTATGTTGTTCCACCTACCTCTTATTGGTTCAGCTTTCAAGAAAACATACTTTGATCAGTCTCTAAATCGTCCTGTTTCTGAGTTTGTTCCTATTGATCAATTCTATATTTCATATTATGCCACAGACCTGCGAAGAGCAGATCGTTATACTCATGTGATTTATCGTAGTCCAATCGAAATGCAACGTGACATAGCCGCAGGAATGTATGCCGACGTTGACCTGCCTCAAGCTTCTATGCCAGAGCAAACAGCAATGGCACAGAAGATGGATACGATTCTGGGTCTTTCCCCTTCTTCACAACATGACCCACAACATGTTCTCCTTGAACAACACTGCTACTTGGATTTACCAAAGCAGTATCACGGTGAGGATGACGGTCTGTCTCTACCCTATATTGTTACTATTGATCAGCAGTCACGACAAGTACTGTCTATTCGTCGTAACTATGACATTAAAGACAAACGGCGTGAAAAGAAAATATTCTTTACTCACTATCGTTTTGTTCCCGGCTTTGGTTTCTATGGCTTAGGACTAATTCACTTCCTCGGCAATCTAACAATGACGGCTACTGCAGCTATGCGTGGGTTGGTTGATGCAGGACAGTTCGCTAATCTGCCCGGTGGCTTCAAAGCCAAAGGACTGCGGATGGTTGGAGACAACGACCCTATTGCGCCGGGTGAGTGGAAAGAAGTTGAAGCTGTAGGTAATGATCTATCTAAAATGATTATTCCTCTTCCATACAAAGAACCATCACAAACATTATTCCAGATGTTAGGTTTTGTTTCTAATGCAGCACAAAAGTTTGCTGATAGCACAGAACAAGTTATCTCTGATGGAGCTAGTTATGGTCCTGTAGGGACAACTATGGCTCTTCTAGAAGCTAGTAGTAAGTTCTTTTCTGCTATTCATAAGCGTTTACATAAAGCTCAGAGAGACGAATTTAGAATCTTAGGGCGTATTAACTACGAATATCTTCCAGAAGAGTCAATGTGTGAGCTACCAGAACATAGTCTAAAAATATATAAATCAGACTTTGATGGTCGTATTGATATTATCCCAGTATCTGATCCTAATATTCCATCTAACGCACATCGTATGATGATGTCTCAGATGGCACTACAGTTAGCACAGCAGTCACCACCCGGTATGTTTGATATGGAAGAGCTTAATCGTAATATCCTTCAAACAGCTAACGTGCCTAACCTAGATAAGATTATGCCTCGGAAACCTTCACCTGTTCCTCTTGATCCAATCTCGGATATTATGGCAGCAGTTAAGGGTCTACCAATTAAAGCCTTTATGGGTCAAAACCATGATGCACATATTCAAGCTAAGACTGCATACATGCAAGACCCTCAGAATGGTCAGAATCCTCTAATGCAACGTATTGCTCCAGTTATTGAAGCTAATATGCAAGAGCATATGATTATGAAGTATCAAGAGCAAGTACAGGGTACTGCAGCACAGATGATTCAGCAGTATGGTCCAGAGGCTGTTGCTTCAGGTCAGGTTGATCCTAATGATCCACAGGTCATGGAACAAGTTATGGCTATGGCTGCACAACAGGTAGCTCAGGCTAACCAAGCAGCAGCACAAATGCAACAAGCAGGTTCACCTGAAGCACAGATGGTTAATATTGAACAGCAGCGTGTACAGATTGAACAAGCTAAGATACAAGCACAGACAGCTAAAGAAAGTGTTGAAGCAGCAATGAAGAACCGTGAACTTGATCTGAAGGAAGCTCAGATTCAAATTGATATGATGAAAGAAGGTATTAAGACTTCAACGGGTATTCAAGAAAAAGAAAAAGATCGTAATGCAAAGAAAGCTATTGCAGCTTTGGATGCTATTATGGACTTAGCTAAATCTCAAGAAGCTTCAGATACAACTAAAATGCTTAAAGCTGCAGACATGGTAACAGCTTTTGTAAAGGAAACTAATAAATAATAAATGAATATTTATGAAGAAATATCACAAGAATACGATAAACAAATAGAAGAACTAAAAAATTTACTTGCATATGGCAGTGCTTCGAGTTATGCTGATTATCGCCAGATAGTTGGTAGAATTGAAGGGATTGAACTATCAAAAGATAATCTCATCAATATTGTTAAAACTCGAATTTACAGTGAAGAGGAGTAATAAATAAAATGCAAGTAGCCACTTTAGGTAAAGCAATTCCTAATTCTGATTGGGTTTCAGATGAAGAAATTGAATTAAAAAAAGAAGACTTACCAGAGCTACCGGGTTATCATGTATTAGTAAAACCTGTATCTATTAAGCAGAAGACAAAGGGTGGTATTATTCTCCCTGACTCAACTAAAGACGATATTGCTTATCTTACTACAGTAGGTAAAGTTCTTAAACTTGGTAAACTAGCTTATGACGATAAAGCTAAGTTTCCTTTAGGTTCTTGGTGTGAAGAAGGTGATTATGTAGCGTATGGTAAACTAATTGGACAAAAGTTTGTTTATAAAGGAGCAAAGCTTTTATTACTTTTTGATGACCAGATTATTATGAAAGTAGATAATCCTAGTTCTCTTGATCCAACATTTAATTTGTCTAATTAAAATTAGTACAGTATACTATAGAAATAAATGTCGTAACCGTTAGTGTCGCAACTAGCGAGAAGAAAGGAAAGTAATGAGTAACGAACCACAAGAAGAGATGGAAGTAGACCTATCCGAATGGTCCGAAATTAGTGTATCAGATAATTCTGATACTTCTCCTACAGAAGTAGAATATGAAATTGAAGAACCTTCTTCTGTAGAAGAAAAAAAAGTTCAAAAAACAATACAAAAAGATGTTATTGATAAGGAAGAACCACAAACTACTACACCTGAAGCAGAACAACCTCCAGAAGAACTAGAGGGAATTAAAACAAAAGGTGCTGAAAAACGTATTAAACAACTTATTCGTCAGCGTAAAGAACGAGAAGAAGAAATTGAAAAGTTACGTTCAGAAGTAAATAATTTACGTACTTCTGTTCAAACAAGAGAAAAAGAACTATCTAATAGTCTTAAAACTAATATTGATAGTTCATCAGGACAACTTACTAGTCGTATTGAGCAAGCTAGAGAAATTTATAAACAAGCTGCAGATTCTGGTGATACAGATCGTATGCTTGCTGCTCAAGAAGAAATGTCTAAAGCTTATGCAGAAAGCACAGTAGTTGAACAACAAAAACGTGCTTGGGAAGAATATAACGAACGATTAGAAGCTGTAGGTCAAGTACCTCAACAACAGGTAGCTGAAACACCACAGTATGATCCCAAAGCTGTTGATTGGGCTAGTAAAAATCCTTGGTTTGGTAATGACCAAATTATGACTGCAGCAGCACTAGCTGCAGATGCTGAATTAAAGTCAGAGGGTTATGATCCTTCTGATGACGATTTTTATGAAGCTATTGATTATAAGTTACGTAATCAATTCCCTCATAAGTATGAAGATGCTCCTCCCCCTGTTGTACAGCAGGAAGAAGAAGCAACACCACGGTTGCAGGATACACCGTCAAATTCTGCCCAAGTAGTTGCAGGTGCTTCACGCACACCGCAAACCTCACGAGGTAACAAAGTTAAGCTAACACCAGAAGACGTTAGACGAGCTAATCAGTGGGGTATCCCCTTGGAAAAATTTGCTGCAGAAAAGCTAAAGGCAGATAATGCTGAAGGCGAATATACAGAAATTTATAACAATTAAGCGTGGAAGGAAAGATACAATGACAACACGAAATGACTCACGTAGTGACAAAACTAGAGAAGTTACACAGCGACGTACAACTTTTGAAGAGCCTAATTGGCTTGAAATTCCATCTTCTGTAATTAAGCGACATGCCAGTGAAGGTATGGCGTTACGTTGGATTCGTATTACTCTACGTAATCAAGAAGATTACCAGAATGTAGGTAAGCGTACAGCAGAAGGTTGGGAATTTGTACAGGCTGAGGAAGTTCCAGAAATGTTACAATCCTCTGACGTGAGGGAGGGAGGACGATATGCAGGTGCAGTCTGTCGTGGAGACTTGGCTTTAGCAAAAATGCCTAAAGAACTTGCAGAATCTCGTCAAGAATTTTATGAGAATCGTAGCCGCGAAATGGTTGAAGCAGTTAATGCTCAACTAATGAGTAGTTCAGATTCTCGTATGCCGATCTCAAATAATAGTCGTACACAAGTAAGTCGTGGTAAACAAGCTAAATTTCAGGACTAAACAAAAGTTTGTTTACCTAAACTAAGGCTACTAGTGTACATGTCTTGTATAAAGCATAGAAAGGAAAGTGTACTATGAGTACTACTAAAGCACTATCTGGTCTACGCCCTTCCCGCCGTCGCGGTGGCGCACCTAACGGTTCTGGTATGAATGAATACCCAATCGCTTCAGGTACAATCGCTTCAGGTACAACCCCTGCGTTTTTTAATGGTGATATCGTTTCACAATCAGGCGGATATATCGTAGCCCTAGTTACAATTACACAAAAAGCAATCGGTGTCTTTACTGGTTGCCGTTATGTGGAAAACGGAGAACCTAAGTGGTCTAATTATTGGACTGCTGGTCTTTCTGCAACCGATGCTCAGGCAATGGTTGTTGATGATCCTAATGCTACCTTTGAAATTCAAGCTGATGCTTCAGTTTCAATTGGTGACATGAATGGTGGCTTTAACTTTAATGTCACTCTAGATTCAGGTTCAACTGTTACTGGTCGTTCAGGTTTCGGTCTTGAAGCAGGTACTCGCACAAATGATAGTGCAATGCTTCGCCCAGTTGCCGTAATCAACGAACCCGGTAATGACATTACTGATGCTGCAGAACGCGCATTCCCTAAGCTAGAAGTACGTATTGCACGTCACTATGATGCTTTTGTGTGTGCTGGTACTTCTGCACCACCTGCTGGTTAAGAGAAGGAGTATTTAAAAAATGGCTATTAA